TATTTATCGTAGGTACTGCTGGTATCATGGTATGAGTTAGCAATCTAACAGTGTTCAAACTATTCAATAATTTTTTAGTCTCTTCAGGAATTGTTACTAATTTACCACCACTATATTGTCCAAGTGAGTTAGGTAATCCACTCAAGTTAGTAGCAAACAATCCACCATATAATAAGTCCTTACCAGCAGAAAGTAATCCTTTGCCAGAACTATAAAAGTGAAGTATCCTTGAAACATCATCAGCAAATCCTTGAAATGGAATGGTTTCTCTGTTATGTCCTATTCTATTTTTTTGGTCACCAATACTCGTAATTACATAAGGTTCTGGTCCTAATAAACTTGTTCTTAGTCCATCAGAATAACTAAACATATCTAAATTAGAAAGAGCACCTATACCACTTCGTAAAGTATTTATTTCTACTTGACCATACTGAATCGGTTCTCTATCAGCTGGATTTGGAGCAGTATGGTCTACGTTGTATAAACTTTCTAATACAAAACTATCAAGACCTAATCTGTTATTCTGACCAAGATTTTGGAATAAAGATGATTCCCTCTGTCTTGTTTTCTCATCAGCTGGTATCAGTAATGGTTGTTTTGTTAAGGGACTATCCTCTTGTTTAATATCTATATTTTCAATTTTAATTAATTCTCTATTAGCTCCTTGTGTTCCAAACGTATGTGCAATTTCTGTATCTAACAACGACTCTCCACCAACAAGTGATATAGATTGATTAGCAAATTCTGAATTTTTTTCTGGAAAAGGAGTGTAGTTAAAATTCTGAGCATCGGTTGGTTTTTGTTTTGCTGGTGAATTAGCACCATCTATAGGATCGATAGAGTTTCTACTAATGTCACTAAATACTGATGATAAATTTTCTAATCCCATTTTTACTATCCTACGTTGTCAAAACTAACATCACCATTTGCTAGTGGTTGTGCTACTTCTAATTGTAAAAATCCTCTCAATTTATCACCATCTATTGAAATAGGAACAGCTTCTGGTAATACCACTTTTACTTCTTGTGTAGGTGAAGTCGTTCCTCCACCATTTAATGCCTGTCTTGTTTGTTCAGCACCCATAATACTTGTTCCAGCTGGAACATTAAATATTTCAGGACCAGATTCAAGAGCTTGGACAGGTCCACCCGAATGCATGTTTCTACCAGTTTGTGCCTTTGGAACACTATTCATGGCCTTATACAAAGCACCTGCAGCTGCTATTGCCATTCCAATAGCAATCGGAGTTCCAAATCCTCCAGTAGCTATTGACATTAATGAGGCACCTTTAAAAAATCCAGCAACGGCACTTAAGGCACTAGCAACAGCACTTGCCATAGCCTGACCTTTTATCATAACAAGAACTCCTAAAAGAGCAGGACCTAATCCAATTAATTTATCAATAGCACTTATCATGGAAACAAGTGGAGACAATATAAAATTCAATCCAGTAGCAACCACATTCAGTATAGGACCTAAAGAATTTGTTAAACTAGCACCTAATGCTGCGAATGATTGGCTTAATTTTGTTAAGTTAGATATTCCCTCTTCTCCTAATAAATCTTCAAAATTACCAGCTGCTAACGCACCACTTAGGGATAGTTTATCACTTTGCCCTACTAACTTAGACATTTCCGCAACTGAAACTCCTATGGAATCAGCAAGAGCTTTTCTTTGTATAAGATTTAATTTATTAAATTCTTCTTCAGAACCAACTTGTTTTACAACCTCTTCCATAGCACCAGCAATATCGTTATTAAGAGCGGCCTCTCTTGCCTTTTGAAGATTAAGTTGTCTACCTATTAAAACCGAAGCTTCAACCTCTTTACTTATGGAACTTTCGAAATCCAATAAACCCTCTGCTATCTTAGCAGTAGTTTCTAACCCAACACCCAACTTTCTAGCTTGAACAGCTGCCTCTGCTATATTGTCTCCACCATCCTTTGTAAACAAAGCAATAGTTTCAGATGAAGCGGCGATATCTTTCAACACAGCAGTTGGAGCAACTCCAGCTTGTCTTGCTAGTTGGAAAGTTCCTTCGGCAAGTTTCTCTGCTTGGTCAGCAGATAGATTAGAAGTTTGCATCAAAACACCAAATAGATTAGCACCCTCGTCTGCTGACAATCCTATGGCTTTACTTGTATCAAATACTTTACCCGATAATTCAGCAGCAGCATCAACATTGATTCCAAAACTTGAAGCTAGTGCATTTGTTATACCAGCAACATCTTGTAAACTACCACCAACCTTAATAGCTTCCACATTAGAATCAAGTAAAGTATTTCTGAAATCACTTCCTAATACTTTTAGACTTCCAAATTGTTGTCCTATAGAGTCAAGTGATGCTGAAAACTTTGTTAATACCGCACCAAAAATTATAGCACCACCAAGTAAAGCGGCGGCAGACACAAGTGCTTTCATACTTATACCAGCTTTAGCTAAAGTATCTTTCATCACTCCGAAACTTTTCTTTATATTTTCAGCTGGAGCTTCAACATTAAAAACTCCTTTAGCAAAATTAGCAACCCCCTTACCAAAACCATCCTTAATTATTTTTAATTGTGAATCTCCAAAACCAAGTCTTTCCCTTAGAAATGCCCCACCAGGTAAAGCATCTACCTTTCCAATAAAACTATCAAGACCTTTATTAAAAGAATCGGTTGTCTGTTTAGCTATATCATTTGACTTTTCTAATCCTTGATTCATTTCATCTTGTGTTTTTATCTGTGCTTCTATCTCTTTGATAGCGTTACCTATCTCTCGTCCCTCTTTTGTTCTGTAATCTACACCTTCAGCTAATCTGGCGTTCTTTAATTGTTCTAACTTTTCTTTTTGTTTTGCTATGTCAATCTGTTTAAAATCAGCAGTACCTTGGTTTCTAGCATTGTTTAGATTATCTATAGCAATATCATTGATGTTTTTTGCTAAATCAGAAATATTACTTTTAAAATTTTCACTAGTCTTCTCGTATGCAGTTCCTTCTTTTTGTGCATCTACTTGAATCTGAGCTAACTTTGCAGAATCTTTCATAACTTTTGAATTTGCTAGAGCTCTCTTTACTCTTTCCCTATCAGATGTACCTATTTTATAACTGACACTTAGAACTTCTTCAAATCTAGCCTTTGTTTTAGCTACTGTATTTTCTATCTCTTTAGTTAAGTCTTTGTTGACTTTAGCATCTTGGTTGATACCTTTTTGTGTAGCTTGAATGTCTTGAAATACTTTCGCCTTCTCTTTTGCAACGTCAACACCTTTTCTTTCTAAGGCGACTAATTTCTTATATTCACTCTGTAGTTCAACGAGTTTCTTTTTAGCGTCTGTATATTCTTGTGATTTATTTTCAGCCATTACTTAAACCTAAAGTTTTATACCACCTAATTGTTTTTGAAGAGTATCGATTGACTTTCTGATTTTAGGATCTTTCATCATCTTCTTTTGCATCTTAGATGTGGACTTTTTAAATATAGCTTTTAGAATCATATCAAGTAATCCTTCACTTAATATGTTTTTTCTATTCATATATGACATAATACAATTCTCCTAATTATATTAATAAATATAAAGAAAAGAGTTATTTGGGGGAAAATCTACGAGGGATTGTTGGTTGAGATTTTTGTGATTTTTCAACCTGTTCTTTTTCTTTTTTTCGTAAATCTACAAACTCTCTTAGATAAAAGTTTTTTAAGTTAACAGGCATGTTGTATACATCGTCAAATGTAAATCCTGGTGCTCCATATATAAAATGAAATATGGATTTATGTATCTCTAATTTATCAGATGGTTTGAGGCCATAGAAACTCCGCAGTCAACGGTATTGAAACGTTGACTGACTCACCTCCTATTTCTACTTCTTGTTCCAAATCAATATCAGGAGTGATTTCTGCAACATAGTTTCTAAAAGCCCTTGAATCTCTAGCGAGTAGATTCTGTACAAACTCGTTTATATTTTCTGGTTTTGAATCACCATCAACATCAGTTATCATATGTCTAAGTCTCGTGGTTATTTCAGTATTGTAGCCATACTTCTTAGATTGTTCTATATCTTTAGTGATTTGTGATTCTTCCTTTCCAGTAAGTAACTTAAATTTTATCTTATTTTTACCCACATCCGTAGTATACTCAAATGAATTCTCGTGGTTAAATTTTACTTTTTTTGGTAGTTCTTTGAACGGACATTTTGATAAATCAAAAGTATGTTCTACCATATTTTCTATATCACTTGGATTTGGTATTTCTACTGTGTAATCAGGACCATAAGCAAGGATACGAGCAGCAACTAATACTGCATTCTTATCACCCAATACTAAATCTTCTTGTTTTACACCCTTAGTAACTATTAAATTATCTAATAATTTATCTACAACCACACCTTTCTTGATAAGGTTATCGGACATTAGTATGTCCTCTTCTTTTGTGGTCATATATTTAACTTCTATTTTACCTTCAGCGAGTGGTGAATCTTTTGGATATAATAAACCCTTAGACGGCAAATCTATAATTTCCGTAGGAAACTTATGTTCTGACATTTATAACTCCTTAGTGTTATGTAACTATTTACTACTTTGAACCGAAGATTTTTGAAAAGAAACCTTTCTTAGATTTCTTTCCTTTTTTACCAATCTTCTTACCTTTCTTTTTCTTCTTCTTCTTTACTTCTTCCATTCCAGCCATGTTCATATCTGAAGCATTAGCAGTTGGAACAGCACCAAAAAACATAAATAAAGAAAGTATACCTGTTAGTATTGTTTTCATTAGAACTCCAATATAGCGTAATCGTATCTTAGTGTTAGTGTTATCTCAACTGGATCAGAAGAACTGAAATCCAAATCACCAAAAGCAGCATCTTGAATGTATGTTCCATACAATGTCCACTTTTCAATGATATCACCAACTGGTCCTAAGACTTGAAAGTTAATATTCTTCTTGTAAAAATCTTGATACCCATCACGACCAGTAGCACTCTCATGATGTAATCTTACCCACTCAATAACAGCAGAAGCGGCAGATGGTACAATCGGGTCATACAGAGTAATCTGTAAAGTTTGCCAACGACCTTTACCTTTGACATACTTCGTGACGTTCATATGTTCCAAAACAACTTCATCAAAAGTGATTTGTGGTCTTTGTGCCGTCTTTATTGTAAAGGCAGGTATACCACTTATCTCCATGATAAAACGATTTTTTAGTTTCGGTTCATATGGTGTGTAAAATATTTTATTCGCTTCTAAAAGTTCAGCCATTTGTTATCTCCAAAATTTGGTCTTCAATAATAAATATATCATTTATTTAAAATTACTCAGGAAAAGCAGCTCCTGTTGGTTGTACCACGAAGTCCAATACGATGAATTCAGCAGTTCTTGTAGGTTGTAAGAATATCTGACCTATCAACTGATTTCTATCAATGGTTTCTGGCGTGTTATTTGAATCATCCATTACTACTCTAAAGGCATTCAAACCTTGATTAGCCTGAACTTGTTCCATATAAGGATTAACAGTGTTCAAGAACTGATTTCTTAGGTCTGTTGTATTCTGTTCGAACACAAGTCCTCTTGAAGAGTTAGCAACAAACTTCTTAAGATTGATTAACAATCTTCTTACGTTTACTCGGTCAAGAGCAGAAGCTTTCTTCTGTGTTGTTTTCTGTCCAAAGACAGTAACACCTTGACCAGGAAAGGTA